GGCGAAAGTGGCGACGGGGAAACCGCCGTCCGCAAGGATTCGGGCATAGCGTTCGTGCAGCCCCAGGTAATCACTGGGGCTCAGTCGAAAAAAGGGCGCACGTTTTGTTGCTGTCGCGTTTTGTCGTCGTCCTTGGGCGTTTTATTGCCTTTCGGGTCTTCATCGTCATGTGGCGGCTCTGGTGGCGCGACAGGCGGCAGCATCTGCCTACGTTCCCCTACAGGCATGTTGTATTTCTCCTCGAAGTATGCAGGGTCCACCTCGTACTCGTTGAGCACCATTGTCTCGTAAGCCACCTGCTGCTCCGGCGTATAATCGACAGAGTAGTCCCAGTCGAAGTGAATACCGGCAAGAGGAAAACCGTGTCGGATCATGTGCGGCAGGAGTTGGTTGTTCACCATGTCGCGTATGGTGTCGCAGTCCGCCTCGATGAGGTTCTGGAAGACTTCGAGATGCGTTTCAGACTGTGAGAGGCTGGAGCCGTCCTCGATGGTCATGGTCTGTCCGATTATGAGTTTAGAGAGTTCGGAGTTTGCTCGGTCGATGCGCTTGTCATAGACATTGAAAGCGTCGCCGCGTGAAGACTCCACGACCTCGATGTTCGTACCCTCCTGGAATATGCCCCAGCCTTCGGTACCCATGTCTGCCATCATCTTCTCCATCTTGGCGAGTTCCTTGTCATCGCGTGTGGTGGTTCGTGCTATGCGCATCGGCATACCGAAGATCTCGGCGAATGTGTCCCAGAACGCCAGGGCATTTTTCTTCGGGATGGTCTGTGTAGCGGCTTTGAGGTAAAGTCCCAGGCTGTCCGGCTGCCCCACCTCGATGAGCCAGTCGGCAAACGGCGTGTCGTGATAGTCGATGCCGGTATGCCAGTCCTGCCCGAGGTCAGGAACGACACGGTGATATTCCGGAATGACATGCTTGCGTGGAATGAGTTTCACCCCGTCGTATGTCTGCCGACCATTGATGTCAGTGGTGATGTTGCCCAGTTCGATGAGCGAGTGCCCCCAGTAGTTCGCATCGAGCGCGAACTTCATGAGCAACTTGAACCAGGACGTGTTGAAATAGTTAATGGCTTCCTCGTCCTCGTCGCCCTTCTCATTTACCAACTTGAAAGAACGGGCCATGACGAAGCCTTCACGCTGCTGTATGCAGCCGGATAGGTGCAAGTCCACCTCCACGTCACGGTATATGTCGTAGAGCCTCTGACGGTTCGGGCTATCCACGTTTATTGCCAACTGCCAGGCATTTCTCCAGTCGCCTATATCCTTTCTGGTGAGCGAGTCGGTGGTGCGCTGCAGTTCCATGACCGTCTTCTTGAAGCGCTGCGCATCCTTCTTAGCCAGGCGCAGTGTTCCGAACGGCGTGCGCACCAGCAGTTTATTGTCTGTATTTTTATTTCTCTTTCCCATGATTGTTACCAGTTATGACGTAGTTTTTTCTGACAGCCGTACACCATCGGGAAGCCGACGGGGTTTCCGTCCTCGTCGGTGGCAAGTGGCAGATCCGGAACTATTTTTCCTGCCTGTACCCCCTCGAGCCACTTGATGGCGCGCTCGTAGCGTTCCTTGCGTATCTCCATTCCCATCTTCTGCGGTGCCGATGCAGCCATGTGGTACAGGGCGATGTCGCAGGTGTACATGACCACAAGCCGGTTGCGCTCCGTTCCAGTAGCACTGAAGATGGCGTCGGTATCATATTTCGGTCTGAGGTAGCCGCTGACTTCCTCGACGGCTTCCGTCTCTGCATTGGCACGGTTCTCCTGGCTGACCTGTGAGACAACCTTCAGAGCCTGGTCGCCGATGACCACCTTATAGTCTTCATCCGTAATAAACATAGCCTGAAGTTTTAGAGTGTGACATACAAAGCCTTCTGCTCGATGTCCGCGACGGTTGTACCCTTTCGGAATATGCCGTTGGCTACGAACTTCCTGATCTCCTGCTTGGAGAGTACTTCGAGGCGTTTGTTAATGACCAGCACCATATATTTACGGTGCGTGATATGGTGAAAGCGGTCGGCTTTCTTGACGGCCCGCTTGAATCGGAAGCCGAAGATGAGGTCTTTAATGAGTTGGAACATATTACCATTGGTTTTTGGAGGTCGGGCGCTTGCCGAACCTCGGTGAATAAATCTGTTGTCTTGTATTCTTCTGGAGAATGTAGATGGCACCCTCGTCGGCATCCGGTGCGTCATCGTTGCCTGACATTCCTTTCTCGAAAGCCAGCAGCTGGTCGAGTCCGGCTTGCATATCAGGGTCCTCCTTCTGTGAGAGGTCGTAGAAGACGAATCCACGTTCCCAGAGCGGACTGACGGCCTCGATGCGCTGGAACTTGTCCGGTTTCTTGCGTGTGTCGCCAGTGATGGGGAGTTGGTAGCCTCTGATGTTGCCTTCCGTCGTGAACTCGTCGAGCAGGATGTCCTGCATGAAGGAAGCCTCCATCGCAAAGCGTATGGCAATGCCGATGTCCCGGCTCCACTCGTAGAGGTCGTAGCACCACCGTACCAGTTCCGCCACCGATGCCTTGCGGACGAAAGCGCGCAGGTGCCAGAGGTTCGTCTTCTGCTTTCCCCAGAGTTTAGCCGCCTTGGTGTCGTTGGACTTCTTGGACTTCCAGGACGGGTCGATGTAGAGTACGAATTCAGAGAAGTCCTTCCAAGCCGGACGCTTCGCCCAGCGGATCCACTCCTGCCGGAAGACGGTGCCCTCCACGATGGGGTTGTGCATCATCTCCTTGTTCCATGCCCGGTAGCCGACGAACTCCATGTACTCGCGAGCCTCCTCCTTTGTCCATTTCTCTTTCCATACGGGGTTGCCGTCGCTGTCAACGGCATAAATGGTAGAGACGTGCACGCCCTTGGTGGCGCAGATGTTCGCCAGGACGGAAGTCTTGGAGATGAGGTTGCCCACCATGAGGAAACGGCCACGCCCCACGTCGAGCGCGCCGAAGAGCGCCTCCTTCACCCAGTCGGTGAGTTCGCGTACCCGTCGCTCGTTACGGCAGAGTTCGTCGTCGTCGAGGTCGTCGATGACGATGTAGTCAGGACGCGACTCACGCTTACGGAGACCACGTGGCGACTGCCCACGACCGCAAGCCAGGAAATACACCCCGTCCTTGGTGGTGAACTCGCCCTCCGTCCAGTTGCCGAGCGACATCTGTTTTCCGAAGTCGGCAATGATACGCTTGTTGTACTGGAGTTCCGCCTGAATGTCGCCCAGCAGTCGGTCGGCGGAGTCCTCGGACTTGCCGACAATCACCATGAAATTGATGAGCCGCTTCGGTTGGAACATCAACCAGAGCGGCATGAATATGTCGAAGTGGGTCGATTTAGCATGACCTCGTGGCCACTTGAAGACCGCTTTGAGGTTGGGAGTGTTTTTTACTTTTGCTGCCGCCTGGTTGTGGAACGGCGCGTTGTGGATGATACGGATAGGCTCACCCGTCACCTTGTCGCGGAGTGTGAGGAAATGAGGGAAGTAATACTCACAGAACGCGGCATAGTCTTTCTGGAGCCGCCTGATGCGCTGCTCCTTCTGGGTGGCGTTCTCGCGGACGAGACTTTTCGTGTCGGTCAGGTTCTGTATCTGCCGGCAATGCTCCTTCCACTCCTCCTGCATTTTCTTGAATTCCGCAATCGAAGCCATATCTTAGAGTTCTGCAGGGTGCGACATTTTTTCCATGAGGAACTTGTTCTGGTACTTGTTGATGGCCTTGATGAGTTCCGGCGTAATCTCCGGATCATAGCAAGCCTGGTCCTGAATCCATCTGTTGAATGCCATGAAGACCTCGATGGCGTCGATGACATTCGCCTTCTTGTCGAGTTTCTCAATGGTTGACGAGAGTTTCGACAGTTTGTCGGCGAGTGCCCCGATAGCCTCTGGGTCGCCCGACGTGTTGACCTGTGCTATGAGGTTGTCGATGGCGAGGAGCAGTTTGTTCACCAGTTCAGGGCGTGAGATATTCTTGGCTGCACGCGCCTCCTTCCATCCGTCGGTGCTGCACCACTTAGAGACAGACTGCCTTGACACGCCCAACTGG